CTTGGTGAAGATGAAGGTGAGTAACTAAGTGATGGTGATGGGCTAGGTGAAGATGATGGTCCTGACGCACTTGGTGAAGATGATGGTGATGGGGCAACATATACATAACAATCTATATACTGTTCAAGTGGTTCACAATACATGCTACGCGGTTCATATTGGCTACCCCATTCCTCTAACGGGTAATCTGACCAACCCCGAGATGCACAACAGTTATAAGGAGGTGGAGCAGTGGTAGTGCATTTTTCTAGTTCTCCCTTAATTCCATCAGCGAATTCCCACTGAGTATTGTTCTGAACATATACTTCTCCACTAACTAAGCCAGTTGGAACATTGGCAGGATTAGTAGGATCATACTTCTCACAATTACTTAATTCATAGAAATATAAATCATTTTTCTGATAGAAAACATTGTTGAAATCGTTATCTGCTGCACAATCATCATAGAAAAATTCAGGTAAACATATGGGACATAAATCTATTCCTACTATAACTCCTGCCTGAAACTGATACTTAAATCCGTTTTTAGCATATGTCCCTTCAACTAAATTTTCTGTTTTTTTAGGTATTTCGGTGTACCAGTATTGATCACATTTATATAGTAAAGTACTATTACCATTTTCGCCACAAAATGTATCAAACTCTTCTGATGTACACGGGGCAGGAGTAGTTGTAGTACATCTATCACCATCACCTTGTATAAATCCATTAACAAAATCATATCTATACCCAAATCTAAAACCAGAACCTGTATATGGTACATCCCCATCATAGAATTTCCCACAACAGTAATCTAATGTAAAACCACCTTCTCCGTCTTCGGGGAAACATTCCGAATCAAACCCATACGTGGTACAGGGACAAGGAGTGGTTGTTGGAGGGGGAACGGTAGTTACGGGAATTACTGGAAAATCAATATTTATATATGGTTCTTCTGGTATACAAACTCTGTCCATCCTAGCTAATAGACCATTCCAGAAGGTATATCGAAAGGTGTAATTATACCATGAGCCAGTAACTTTATCCCCATATAGGGTATTATAATGCCACAGTCCTTCCTTACCATCAAAGTAAAATAAATTATCCGGTACTAAATTACATGCAGTTGCAAAATATTGAGTGGAGCCTAACCATATTTTATTTTCACTATATGCAGTATTACATAGACCTGTAATACCCACTTTAAAAGAGGTTCCATGTAGGGACGGGTCAAATGGTGGTAATGTATAGAGATACTCTGTTGCGCTCGCAATAGGCACTCCGTTTTGATACCATTGGTAGTTTAACGATTCGGTTGATCCTCTGGTAGTTACAAATAAATTAGCAGCGGTTCCCACCATTAGAAACCGTTCCTGAACCTCATCCCATATAACAAAAGTTGCACTACATGCAGGACAGTCTTGAACAGTAGATAACCCTAAAATATCGTATTCATTGTTTAATAGTATGGCAGAAGATGGGTATATTGCTGTATCATCGAGAGGTCTAACAGTAAATTTTCTATGCACGCCTCCCATATCGAGATTGATATGTTTACCCACATAATCTTCTAAATCTATGTTAGCACTTATAAAGTTCATGGTATTGCAGTTTCTCCGTATGATGCATTAGGTAATTCACATTCTATCAATTCATATACTGCACGGTATTGACAATTTCTATCTTTATAAATTTTATCAAGGTCAATATAATCATAACATGAATTACAATTGGTTATTTGTGGAACAGATTTTATAATATTTGGCACATATTTCCAAAATTTACCATTTTTTGTAAATGTGAAATGATGTACGAAATTTGTATATATGAGTTTGTTATCAAAACGTGAAATGATGTTTGCAGGTATATCAGTAGGAATACTGATAAGACTTTTGAGTTTTGGTAAGAAAATAGTAAAATATTGATCAAATAGACAATATATTAATTGAATGTCTATGATATTGAAATCTGCAAGAAGAGTAGCAGTGAAAACTCCCTTATTAAAAACTATATCCTCTGATATAAGTTTAATCTTTTCAGGACTATCCAGTATAAAATCTGGCTTTTTCATTCTAACAAAAATAGCATTTATAGCATTTATAACGGTTTTACATTGGTTATCTACTGTTATATAGTCGATGATGTCCTTAATTTTATGGTTATAAGAATTTGCAATACTGGTTAATGAAGTATATGCTAGTTCACTGATAGAATAATTATTCATTATTTTAGGATCATATGTTTTAATTAAAAACTCCAGTCTAACCTGTTGTCCATCAATAAATTTGTCCGCTGGAAAATTAACATCTAACCATTTCTGTGCCTCTATGTAGTTGCCTACCACACTAAATCCTTCACTATATACAATAGTCATAGGTTCTTTCCAGAACTCTTGAGCATTATAAACTATATTTGCCGCATCTGTAAATCTTTGTGCATATACGTTGAGAAATTTAACCTGATTATTCTGTTTTGTTTTTAAATTATTCACAGAATCGGCAAAATTTTGCCATCTATTCATACTTTCCTGTAAAACGCATATACGGTTATTCATTAGATGGAAATTTCTATTCATATCCTCTAATGTATTCCCTATAGGGCTATAATCGTGTAGGTCTAGTAAAGTTGACATCTTAGTTAAAAAGTATAGAATCTTGCTGCCAGATTAAACTGATAGGATCAATAATATATTTAAATCCTACAAATCTATTTAGATATTTATCTGGCACGTCAATGGTGGCAGTAATGCTACCACAATCAACATTTCCATAACTAACATAGGAATACGTTCCTCGTTTAATACAACTACAGAAACATGTAACCCCTACGGTTTTGATACCTTGATTTACAGTTTTGGATAAAAATCTATTGATTTCACTGTATTGTGGGGTGAATATGTATAATTCTTGACCTACGATGAAGTTGAAACAAACCCCGTTGCGAATAGGGAAGTTTTCATTCACCCATGCGGCTATGTTAGCACTCATCTGTTCATTGTTTTCATTTTCAAAAGGAAACGGATAGACTATTGTTATAGGTTTTAACCAGAATGCACTAGATTGTGAAACAGTGGTATAAGTATCCTGCCAACAAGAACTTAGAGTTGATACTGTTTGTTCTGCGCCTGCCCAATCTGCGCTCAACTGTGCAAAGGAATTGTATGCATGATTCCATAAAGTCCGCGCACTAAATTCTAAATTACAGGTTTGTATATCAAGATTTCTGAAATTATATACAATAGACGATAAAGAGTTTCCGATGCTTTCTCCCCATGTAATAGGGATAACATGCTGACACGTCTCATCCATTTTACATAATTGATTATTTAAATAATTCATAATCTTATTTAACAAAGATCAATACAGTTATCAAAGATTTCTCTAGGCTGTTGGCAACAATTATCTTCTAAATCTTCCCATGTTCTTTCGTAACGGGTTCCCGGCATAATCTGATCCCATCTTAGAGGATGAATACATTGAATGGACATTTGTTCCCACACCCAACAAATAGGGAATTGGTTATCAACACCCGGATTCACAAAAGATATGTTGTCCCATGTTATTCCACTAATGAGAGGATTAATTATGGATTGGTTTTTAGTCAATTCTGCCCATGTGAACGGATTTTTCGATTTACTAGTGAATTGTGGAGAGTATATACGATGGTAATCCCATACCCATATAATCTCGGAAGACGTAACGCATTCGACACGAACATCAATCATTTCTCGAACCGCATTGATATTATCACTGATAATATTGAAGTTTCTGTTTATTGTCTCATAGCTTACCACTTCATTCGCTCCTAGAAGCTGTAATGATGTCAATGTAGGAATTTCAGAATTGTTTATCGGGGAGAGGGTTTGTGTAATGAAATTACCGAGAGCATCAACTCTGTAAACAAATTTATCAACTATATCATTTTTTAGATTGCAGATATTGTTTGACATTTTTAGGAAACTATTATTGAATACAATATCAGACACGAACTCATTAGGGATTATTTCACACGCCGACATATCCCATGAAGATACTGAATAATTGTTATTAAACACGGAGAATGTTTGTAGATAGTCAATCATTTTTAATATGATTCCATCACATATAATGTATATTTCTTTATTCTTTATTTTTATAGCATTGATTTGTTTAACAGCTTCAAATGTTTGACTACCTAAAGAAGTACCATTTAGATAATATATATACAGTGTATTGTTCGTATAAGTTAATATTCTATATGATTCATTATCAGGTACCACAAGAGCATCCCCGTCAATGTTCTCCAAAATATTAATTACTTCTAATTTATTATTAAGAACAATGATCTGTTTATTATCGGTTAGGATATATATGTTATCACCGAGGCGATCCATTGCTACAGGTAGGGCATGTATGCCATAATCTGCTAAGATTATGGAGGAAGTCCAGTTGAGATATTTGTTGTATATTTTAATATTTCCGCTGTCCTTATCTACAATATATAGATTACCATCCACATCTAATTTGAAATCTGTTGGATTGTTTAATCTAGTACGGCTATCCTTCTTACCAACACCGCCCCAATAATGAGAGAACTTTACCGCATGATTATCGAAATCTATGTTGAACACGAACACTTTTTTGAGAATGGTGTCGAGTAGGTATAATACATCACCATGAACCAATATCTTATTAGGATTAGTGAATATTTCAGCATTAGGCACACGATAGATGTCGAATATTTCTGTTAGATTTATATCATCGCTGCGGAATGAAATCTTACCATCTGCAAGCAGTATATAATGATCATTGTAGAAACACAAATCCTTAAGATTCTTAAAGGTATAGTTATGGTATTCTGTTTTATATGATTCGTCAAATCTCCATTTAACCACATTACGACGTTCTCCGAACCATCCGATATATTTTTTAGGGAAATCGGGATTGACTATTGTGTAGTTGTCTTTAATAGTTTCGAGATTGGTGAAAATCTTTGACACCTGTTCATTATATACATCTGCAAACTGCCATTCATCTGCATCAATGTGGATATTATTATAAGGTAGAGAAATGTTATCAGGAATATACCGGAATAATTTATCATTATAATCCTCGAAAATATCTCTAACCATTAACAAATCGGTGTAAACTCTTCTAGAAGGCGGATACAAACTGTTGAAACTGGTTACAGACGGGCTGTAATTTCCCGCAGACGGATATATAGCGGTTATTACTCTATTATGAGTAAAGGAATGTATGTTACCAAGTCCATCATCTAACTGGTAGTTATAGTAGAAACATGATTGAGGGAATGCTGTAGATATACTAACTAATTCTCCCGATGATAATAATGATTTATTAACATATATATCTAGTGCAGGATAGTCAAATGCTGAAACATTTATCTGATTAGTTATAAAGGTTTTTGGTATAGGACACATATTAGAATCACTAATGGTGACATATGCTATACCACTAGCATACACATTAAACGATGTGTCTGTATTTTCTTTAATAGATAATACTCTAGTCGGATCAGTAGTAAATCTATCAACATAGTCAATCTTATTACCGTTACCTGCTAAATGTATAGGATATGTAGTTAATCCATCATCCACAACCAAATCATATGTAACATTTCGGATTTGTAGAGGTTCAATTTGTAATATAAAATCTACAAAATCTAGGGGTTTGGCTACATGGAAATGATTACCGTTAGATGATAATGTTGCATTAAAGGTTGGAATATCGACAAATCTTAAATGCTGTTTATATAGCGAACTATCATCTGACGAGACAGAATTGTATATGGTATCACCGTCACCGGGAGAGAAGTAATGGCTATATGCACGGATTTTCAATGGTAATGCAGAGGTTGAAGATATGGTTGCATTGTCTATTGGATAATAGAAGATCGGTGATGTAGAGGACAGACTAGGACCATTTGCTAATTCATATACATAATTTGCAAACCCTTGGGTTGCTGAAATTACAATCGAATTATTGATACATGGTACATTATAGGATGTTAATCCATTGGCAGATAGATAGTAGTTATTAACATTTAACTCTATTTGCGGACTTCCTACATATCGAGGGAAACTGATATAATCAAATGGTTCAATACCTGTTAATAAGAAAACACATGTGTCTTCCATGAAATTATAAGTGTTGAAGTTACCTATATATGGTTTAGCATCATATGCGGTTACGCTGGCACATACTGAACTTATGACAGGAACACTTACCGACAATCCTGAATAACTTATATTGTTTACTGTCCAATTCACAGTACTTGGAACTGCGGAAATTGCATTAATATTAACTGATAATATCGCATTGGCAGATGATGTGAAGAAGGTGTTTCTGAAATCCTTACTATCCACATACACTCCGTTGTCTGCTGAGAGAATTATGGAGAAATTACTAGCAGGGAATTGTCTATATGATAACATTTTATCAGTAACAAGATTATACAATCTATGTGATATGTTACAATTGACATTGAATGGAACTAGAACTGGATCATTGGAAGTTTTTACTGTTTTAAAAGTAGGAGATATTACCGAATAATCAAATGTTGCAGGATATATGACATTTTCGATCATGTCATTTCTGTTATAATCTTTTAAACGGAATTCACCAAAGGAATTATTTAAGGTTTCTTTCCATGATATATTTGCATCTAATGGTACACGATAATTTAGATTATTATATACACAGAATGCAGTCATCGGTGTAGTGTTAATATAAGCATTATCATCTATGTCATTTTTAATAATAAGATTGACATTTTTCCATATAGAAGATGCAGTAGGATACCATGTAACGGAACCCGATAAATCATATTCTTCAGAATATAGTGTGATAGTGGTTTTATCTACTCCCAAATTACCAACATATGCATCTAATGCTCCTGCGCCTACTAAGGTATTTGGCTCGATTCCGATAAATTGAAATGGGGGGGTTTTAATGGAAACAACTTTCCATGCACCCTGCCACCCTGCACCTACTCCCGGTTCATATCCATAAGAATAGTGATTATTAATACATACATAGTTAACTCCACGGTTAGATAATGCTGTCCCTGCATATATTATTCGGACAGGTAATACATTCCATGAGGGGGACATTACATCAGTATATGGAATAACTGGTAATTTCCAAACATTTCTCCATCCTGCTGCCACTCCCGGTTCATATCCATAAGAGTAGTGAGCATTTATAGATTCATATACACGCCCCTCATAAGATGCTTGTGTTCCTACATAGTATATTCCATAAGAAGGTTTCCATCTTGGTACATATAATGTAGCATCGGGGGTATAATTGACATAATCTTTAAATGATGAAAATGTGATATTTTCTGGAGGAAATGCGCTCCATTTGATCTGTGCATTCGGATCATAATTAGGGAACATTGTAACATTCAAGAATATTTTTGTATCAGATAATGCAGAAATTGCAAAATTCATAGATGCAAGATTTTTATTTAAAATAAAAGTATATTGATCCGAATAATGATAAGACCCTGTAAAAGTACTAGTTTCAAAAACTACTGTATGGTTATTTGCAACATTATTATTAAAGAATCGAATATTGCTATTAATAGGGAACCAATCTCCTGCTTTATATAATTCATCTGTTGCTACATTTCTAGCACTCAAGGTAGGGTCACTGGATAATTCTGTAAATTTGGCACGAATTTTGTCCCGTCCTTCTGATATAGCAAACTTACTTTGATAATAATTATCCATCATACATGCAGAGAACTGCACCGACGATAAAGCTTTGTTGATTAAATCAAATTTAGGATAGAAACTTAAGCTGTAACCGGGGTAAGTTACATTAGGAAGTAAACCAGTAGAGGAGGTAGTGAAGTCAAATGTGGAAAAATATATACTTTCTGCCGAACTCAATTGATACACACTTGGAGATAGGTTTGTTATAGAAAATTTACTTGGGTTTAGAGCAGGCGGGCGTGTTTGGTAGGTAACATGTATAGGAGTATTTCTAGGGATAAACACATTATTATCTAAGTCCAGATAAACTAGTCCAGTTGCATAATTAATATTGCTGCTACTGTTGACATATGGATATGTCACATTATAGTTTTCCAACTCTCGTCCTGCTAACTTGGTATTATCACTATCTTTACCCCATACAGTATAGTCATATGTTAATTGGGGAATATAATCAATGATATTGGCAGTGTTCTGATATAACTGATAAAATTGACTATATGAATACCCTAAATGCGGGTCAACAAAATTTGACCAACGATATAGTAAATTATACCGTAATGCTTGTAGATACGTTAGAAAGCTTGGTGGGGACAATGATAATGCCGTAACGGTTTTAAATGATATAGATAAGGACTCTGGTATGATATTGCTGTCCAATTGAAATTGAAGACTGTCAGTGGGGTTCTGAATATAATATGATACGAAATCTTTCTTAAGAACTGAGAAATATGCAGAAGTACAGATTATTTGACAGTTATATGCACTAGGAGGTTGTAAAGTAGGATTTAGGTTGTTTTGACGAAATTCATTCTTCGACATTAAATCATTTTCCAAATAAGGCGCAATAAGTCCCGAACTTACATTAATGATATTAGTGCTTATGGTTTCTATGGCTGGATATGCATGGGTGGGAAATATAGTAAATGCAGAAGTTCCTGCGGAAAATGACCCATATAAATAATGATTTGAAGCAGAAACGGTCCATGTTGCCGGAAAATTATCAGGTAATGTCACATAACAAGATGGAGTAGTGAATGTAGAATAAGGAGGATTAACACTTCTAAGACCATAATTTCCCGTTGTTTTGAACCTATCAACTCCTAAATTATAGATACTATCATAGAAATAAATCCCTAAACGTTCTTTGGTGGCTGCTACATCAATCGGATTCAACGAAACTTGAATAATTTCGTTGGGAAAGTTACTTAATGCCGAAATACTGTTAATAATCATCTGTTAATCTTATTATTTATTGCTTCGATAGATAGGTTGTGGTATAATAATCCATGTTCTGGATCGTAATTTATATTATATACTCATTAGGCGGGTTTTTCTTTATGTATGATTATTACCATAAATGTGCCATAGGAAATGTTATTCCATTTAATCAATCACTTGTTAAGTTTATAAGTGCATCATTATTATTAGGATTAATTACTACAATAATATTATTATATACTATTTTTTCGGTGTTATGGGATTCTCTCAAAGATAGTTGTAAAAAAGATTGACATGGCTTCGTATATGAGTTATAATAACAATGTTGAGAGAAATTTAAGAGTTTTCGATTCGAACGTTTGGCTAAATCATATTAGATTGAGGATAAACTACAGATGAACGCCGCTTAAAGTTTTTAAAATAAAACGCTGAAAATTAATAGTAAGAATCCGAGTAATAGTTTAAAATAAAATAGTATTAAGAAACCTCCTTTCCTATCTTAATAAAGATTCTGGTAAATCCAGATTACTCAAAAATTTAGTAAATATAAAATAACAGGTAAGTGGTCTAGTGACCATCGACGGCTCATAACCCTCGGAGCGTGGTGCGAATCCCGGCCTGTAACCAATTTAAATCGCGGTGTGTCAGAAGTCTGGTATCTGGAGAGTCTCATAAGCTCTTGGCTAAGTCCCTCAGAGGTTCAAATCCTCTCACTGCATCCATTTCAATAATGCTTCTTGGCTGGTAGTGGCTATCAGGTCTGTTTCATAAGCAGATTAAATCGGTTTCGAGTACCGGACGAAGCACCAGTATTTAAATAAATTATAAAATAAAAAAATGCAATTTGTTACATTATATGCTCGCACTAGCACAGGTGCCGTCCAGCAATGGACAATTACCGTAGAAGATAATTATTATACTACTACCTACGGTCAAAAAGACGGAAAGTTAGTAACCACCTTACCCACCTATTGTACAGGTAAAAATATTGGTAAGAAAAATGAAACCTCTCCCCAAGATCAAGCAATTAAGGAAGCAGAAGCTATTTTTGTAAAAAAACTTAAAGAAGGTTATAAAGAAGATGTTGCCGGTATTGACGAAATTACCTTTTTCCAACCACAATTAGCGAAATCTTTTATCAAATATATTGATCGAGTGGTTTATCCATTAGGTGTAGAGGATAAGTTGAATGGTGTCAGATGTGTAATTAATCGAAAAGGTGCATTTTCTCGAACAGGTGAAGAATTTCATTGTCTTGACCATATTAAAGAAGAATTATTGCCACTTTTTGAACAAAATTCTGAACTAGTACTGGATGGGGAATTGTTTAACCCTTTATATAGAAATGAACTTAGTAAGATTACATCTTTGGTTAGTGTTAATAGAAAAGCTAAAGATGTAACTGATGAAGATCGTCAAAAAGCAAAAGATATTGTGCAATTTCATTCATATGATGGGATGTTCTATACCTTACAAGATGCGGAAACAGGGCCAGTAAACATTGATAATGATTCGTCTTTAATTTATAGAAAAGCAGGATTGAAAAGATTAGTGGCAAATTTAACATATGTAAAATATCACGATTATGATGTTGTTCATTCTTATGAAGAAATTGATGCATTGATGCAAATTGTTAAGGCTGAAAATCGAGAAGGATTGGTTATTAAAGTATTAAATGCGCCTTATCTAAATAAGCGTTCGTCTAATATGCTTAAACTTAAAGTCTTCATGGACGAAGAATTTGAAGTTGTTGACTTCTTAGAAGGAACGGGTAATTGGGCAGGTAAAGTTAAAAAAGTGGTATGCAAACTCAATGTTCCTGCCACTAATGGAAAAACCACCTTTGAATCAAATATCCGTGGTTCTATGCCAGAACTAGAAGAGTTATGGAATACCCGTGCTCAACATATTGGTAAGAAGGTTACGGTTGACTTTCAAGAGTATAGCCCATATGGTATCCCCTTAATTCCTTATTGTTATGCAATGTTCCGTGATTATGAATGATGTAGTCCCTATTACTGGAAAAGTTTTGGTTGATTTTGTAATCAACCAAAATTCAAAAAGAATTAGACAAACCTCTGTTGATTTTTATCGAAATGCCACCGAATTGAAAGATTTTGTGGCATTTGGTATATATAATGAAAAAGAATTGATTGGGGTAACAGCAGGGGCATTTACCAATCAATTCGGCATCACATTAGTTGATGAAGCATTTAGGAATCAAGGACTAGGAACTTTTTTATTACGGAACAAGATTGATCATTTTAGAAACAAAGGTTTACAATATAAAACATTGGTGGCAGAAGATAATCATCAAAGTAAAAGAATGTGTGACAAAACACAGTTGACATTGATAGATATTACAGAAAGATCACGTTCTTCGGGAAAATATAATATCTATCATTATGTTGATATTCTTCTATAAAAATAGTTTGAAGTTTGGCGATTCTGTGGTAATATAAGATATGTTCAATAATATTAAACAGTTTTTTAAACGGTCTATAGTACCGCCACCTTTAAAAGAACCTTCTTTACAAGATAAAGTTTTCCAACGTGTTATGGATGATTTACGTAAATATCCTGCTCAGGAATGGAAGAGAGTTAGGATGACAATTGATCAATGGGAGCATCCTAATGTTCCATATATAATCAGGCGTGAAAGCCATAGATATATGGAACCTGTTGATGTTCCTTATGATTTTTTAACCGCTAATCAACAAATGCGCCTTGCTGCTTTATGGAATAAACAACAGAGTAATTTCGATACCCGAGTTGAACAAGAACAATTCAATAAATTTCTTACAAACACCGGATTGAACTGATACTATCTTATATGAATATCTTTGTGATTGGAGAAAATAGCTGTCCTATACTTTCTGCTAAAGAGTTATGCAATCGGCATAGCTCCCGAATGCCCTTAGAGACTATGGGAATGTTGATGTTTGCTTTCCCAGAAGGTTCAACACCATCCCCTAATCCATATACTAACAGACACTACTCACACCCCGCAAGTATCTGGTTAAGAGACTCTAAGGATAATTTCGAATGGGGATTAATTCATGGGTTAGCCCAATGCGAAGAATATACTAGACGATATAAACGAGAACATGATTCTCAAAAACATATCGAATGGGCAGAACAAAATTATCATTATTTAACTTTCGAGAAAATCGGATTGACCCCTTTTGCGCGGTGTTTCGGTCCTTTTAAACAGGAATTAGATAATACTGAATCGGATACATTACAGGCATACCGTAAATTTTATTGGCTTGATAAAAATAATTTTGCCAAATGGCCTAGTAAACAAATGATCCCTGATTGGTGGCAAGAAACCTCAGATATATTTGTTGACAAAACTTTTAAAGATGGTATCTACACTAAACGATAATAACTAATATGGGATTTATGGCAGAACGAACAGAGGATAGGCGACCTATCCCAGCATGGGAGCCTACTATTTTATTCACAGAAGAAGAAGTGGAATCAGTGGATTGGGAAAAAGTTTTTAAAGAATGGATGATGAACGATGATGAAGAAACCGAAAATAAACACGATACGTTACTATGATTGGGATTTAGCATGGGATTATATTAAAGAAAAATATAATTTCAAATGTGAAAAACTTTGGAACCATATATGCGATACCCATGAAATATATAATGGTAAGATTTTTACCTTATCTAATTGGGAATTAATTCATAATAATGGACAATTTGCTTATACTGTTCCTGAATGGTATCAACCTATCCTAAAAGCATTCGTAGATGAATTTGGAGAAATTGATACACGATGTCTTACAGAAGGAACAAAAACCGTCAATTTTCGATATTCGTGGTAAAAAGACTTGACTGAACCTTTTTTGTATGTTATTGTAGAAACGTAACATTTAAACAATAAATAGAATATAGAACAACATGTCCTCGCAAAATACAATATCAAAACAACGTAGTAGCTTAAGAAGCTATCCGTTGTCCCATACCCTCCAAGGGAATTGGGTTAATGGTAGTATTTGCGAGGTCGCTAAACCCGATTTTCGCAACTAGCACCAGAAAGTACTTGATCAAAAGAGACTTCGGTGTTAGAATAGAGAAACGAAAGGGTTTTCATGGTTCACCGAAAGACAAGTAACCTAGCGAGCGAGACACTGATAATACAGTGTGAACGAGGACGAGACTAAAAATCTGGTGAAAATAAAAGCAATAATATTGCCTATTAGCATTTTGCGATGCGCTCCCACCGGAGAGAGGTCTGTCAATTCAGACATAGGCAATTCAATTTTAAGAAAAATCCCAAGTAGCTCAGCGATAGTAGCGGATGACTGTTAATCATCAGGTCGTAGGTTTGATCCCTACCTTGGGAGCCAATTATGAAAGTTAAAGTAGCAACAGCAGCAGAAATGCGACAAATTCGTCTTGACTCCGCAAAAAAAGCGGCTATAATGAGCGAAGAAGAGTTAGAAAACGATTTAAAATCCAAAGGGTTTACAAAAATAGACCATTTACATTGGATTAAAAAATAATTAAAATCCCGTCGGGCTGGCAAGTGTTAAGCGGTACCCTGTTAAGGTATTTAAGTATGGAGCGTTACCATGGACGGGAGCCAGTTTAGAGTTAGATAGGTAAATGCGTGAGTGGTTGAAACGGATAGTCTCCAAAACTATTGATGAAAGTCCGCGTGGGTTCAAATCCTTATAATGTTTTGGACACTTTATATCCGAAGTTTTCTAGCACTTTTTGACAGTGAATTAGATATTCATCTAATGACATATCAGATTTGGAGCGATTAGCAATATCAGTGCATACGCCTAAATTTTCAAGAGAGTTTGTTCCGCCCCTGGAAACAGGGATGATATGATCAAGGGATATTCCTCTTGCTTGATTTAAATCAAGCAAATCACCTGTTAAATAACATTTCGGATTATTTTGTATTAATTGATATACATCCTGCCAAGAAAAATTCATTAATTGTGAATCATATGGAATTTTTCTCCCATTACCAATATTATTTTGGCTATGTTGGAATCCCTCAGTTTTAACTTTTAAACGATTTTTGAAATTGGACACTTTCACAATTAAAGGATTGTCAATTTTAAGTTGTTTAAAACGGTTTATAACTTTTTCTTTTCCAGAAGGAGCACAATAGTAATTAATAAGTGATTTGGAACAATTTAGTAGTTGACATATCTCCTGATATGATTTACCTTCTTCTCGTAGTTTTAAAATTTTAGTTTTCATAGTTCAAATGTATTTATATAGATTCGAACAACAAATCAATAGGATAGTAGCCTAAAAGTGAGGCAGCGGATTCCAAACCCGTACGAAGTGGGAGCGTTACCTACCTATCCTGCCACAGAGACGTTAGAAAGGGTACCTGAAAAGGTAACGGGCAGAAATCCTTTATTAAAAGAAAGTTGGCTTAGAGGCAGCCATCTTATAATGAGTGAGACGAAGTACTGGCAACCGCGAAATGCTATCTTGATATGGTAAGAGTATGTGATAGTGATGTGGGTACAGATAAATATGGAAAGTAAAAAGGCACCCCGTAAATGGTAAGGCTTAATTTCTCTTTGGCGTAGCAGCACACTTTTAATATTTTATGCGGATGTGACAGAACGGTTATGTAGCGGCCTTTTAAGCCGCGCTGGTAACAGCTACGTGGGTTCGATTCCCACCGTCCGCACCAATTTATTATGAAATATTATGAAACAGTAACAGCACAGAAGATTAAACCTTCGGAAGAATATATAAATTATTTGCAAGAAGCATTAGTATATGCTATAGCACATGGTTTTAAAGTAAAAGTTTTTAATACTAAAGGAGAATTGATTGCCCTTCAAGGGTAGATTTTGAGATAGAAAAACGTCCATTGGCGGAGTGACTCAACGCGCATGTTTTGGGAACATGTATTCACAGGTTTGAATCCTGTATGGGCGACCAATTAGTTAGATAAGCGGGATTATTTTAATGGTAAAATATCTTCCTTCCAAGTCTGATATTTCGTGATAAATACTATTGGAATGGTAGATTATACAAAAAGATTAATAGGTAGTAAATTTGGAAAGCTTGAAGTAATTGATTTTTCAGGTTATTCTAAAGGAAATAAAACTCGTTGGTTATGTAAATGTGAATGCGGTAATACAAAAATAGTTAGAAACGATTGTTTACAATCATTAGCTACACAGAGTTGTGGATGTATAAATAAACAAATTGGTTCGGATAGTAAATCATATAAAGGGTATGAAGATTTAGCACTATACTTCTTCAATAGTATGAAGAATGGTGCTATTCGGAGAAATCTAGAATTTTCAATTACGATTGAGGATGCGTGGAATTTGTTTCTGAAACAGAATAAAAAATGTATATATAGCGGATGGGATTTACTTCTTCCGAGTTCTAAAAAATTAGAAAAAACTGCATCATTAGATAGAATTGATTCAAGTAAAGGATATACAGTAGATAATATTCAATGGGTACATAAAGATATTAATGTAATGAAGATGAATTACTCACATGAGTATTTTATGAAGATAGTTCAAGCAATAGCTAAAAATAATGCGGTATAGGTGTAGTTGGCGGCACGTCGCACTTCCAATGCGAAAGATTAGTCGGTTCAAACCCGACATACCGCACCAATATGGAATACACCAAAAATAATAGGGAAAAGAAATTAACTGCAAAGAAAGAGAAATTTTGGTGTAGATGTGATTTGGCGCATATTGGTCAATACGGTAAATGCCCTGTATGTGGTAGAAAATCAGAAAAAAGAAAGTTGAAAAATTATTAAATGCTCCAATAATTCAATTGGTAGAAATTTCGCCCGATTAGCGAAAAGTTGAGGGTTCGAATCCTTCTTGGAGTACCAGTTTAAAATAAATGAAACAATTATATCTAATAACATCGGAAGGTGATAGACACGAAGATCATATTCCTCTTGGATTTTTTGATTATGACGAATTACAAATAAAATTTGACCTAGTTGAAACCGAAGAAGAAATTAGTCAGGTTTATAGATGGAAGAAGTGTCTCAATATATATGATGAGCCTTACTATGTAATTCCTGTTAAAGGAAACCGCTGGATACCACAAACATAAATTATATTGCCCCATGGTGTAATGGTTAGCACCGGAGATTTTGAATCTCCTAGTCAAGGTTCGAGTCCTTGTGGGGCAACCAAAATAAACAATTTATAGTTAAATTGCCCATTAGCATAGAAGCAATGCAGACGCCTTTGAAGCGTAAAACGAGGGAGAGTTACCTTCATGGGCTACCATTATACTCCATTAGCACAGAATCAATGCACTCGACTCTGAACCGAGATAAGATGGCGAGATACCATCATGGAGTACCAAATGAATACCACATATATTATAGAATACAATAGAGGATTAATTCAAGATGTTATAGGGAGGAAGTTTCTATATAAACCAATTTATAGTTCTTCTCGAAAAGAGTTTGAGAAAGAGCTAGACAAAAGAGAAGAAGCAGAGTATCTTGAACGAGTATATGGAGTAACAAATAAATTTAAAATCTCTTCGTAACCTAACGGGCTAAGGTTCGGCTCTGTGAAAGCCGCTAAGAGAGTTCAAGTCTCTCCGAGGGAACCAATTTATGAAAAAGAATAAAAAAAGATTTTGGTTTCATTATAATAAGCCTTATTCCCAAAAGTATAAGGTAAACAAATGGAGCGTTCATTATGATAAAGTTTGTCACATTGTTGACTCAATTGAGTGTCATGTTTCAACCTTTAGCAGAGAAAGAAAACACCAACCTAGAGTTGTGATGGTAGGAGACTGCGCTTCTTTTGAAGTTGAAGATGGTAAAGCAGTGATAAGATAAGTTTAAATGGGTGTGTATCTCCTCTCGCTTCTAACGAGTAGAAAGAGTAATGGATTAACATGGGGGTTCGAATCCCTTCTAGCCCACCAATAAAGTAATGGTTCAAATCAAAAATGCGCTTGATGCTACAGTAGATCGGCACCCGACTTTTAATCGGATATGATGAGGTTGCAACTACCTCCGAGCGCACCAATTTAGTTAGATGGAGTCTATAGTTCAAAAGTAAGAATCCCGCACTGTGAATGCGGATATTCGGGAGCGTTACCCGATAGACTCCCCAATTTTAGAATAAAATATTATTACGTTTACAGAAATTTCGGACAGCATTGTCACTGACATTTAAGTCTTGTGCAATACTTACAAAAGTTTTTGTTTTAAGCATATCAGTCATATCTTGAATAGAAGGCCAAATAATTTTAGGTTGATAACTAGGAATACATTTTTTACACATCCGACCTTTGTTTTTCACTTCTTCTAAATTACATTTAATACATTTAAATGATGGTTGTTCTTTTATGCGATTTTTTGTTCCGAATGTAGAAGTTTGACTATGGCAATTAGGACATAAAAATCTTAAATTTGATAGTTCGTTATTAAACGGGTTTCCATCTATATGATCTAATTGTAAGGTTAATACTTTATTATTCCATTCAGGAGATAAATTACATTCTTGACATTTATGTTCAAGAATATTAAATTTTAACAAATAATGTCTAATTTTTTTAGATGTGTTTAATTTTTTTAAATATTTTTCAATAAAATCATTTTTAGTTAGTGGAATGAATTGACCCTCTTTTTTATGTTTGATATAATGATCAATATTAAAATTGTTTTCTTTCACAATTTTATGAAAGGTTTTATATTTTCCTCCTTTAGGACTTAGATTGAATTTCTGTAGAAATTCTGATATTGAATTTGTTTCTTGTATAGTGGTTTGAAAAAGATTAAGAGGAATATTTCGAAGTCTCATATTAGTATATTTACTCTCAAAGAGACTTCGAAATGAGAAATTAATAAATTTAATTCTTGACTAATGTGTAAAATGTGTTAAGATTAAACAAGTAAATGACGGTGCAGAGAAGAGTGGTTGTATCTCGACAGTCTTTCAAACTGTAGTTTGTGGGTTCGACGCCCATCACCGTTGCCATTTTAGAAAGTCATTGACAGTGATAAGTAAGTGTGTTAGTATAAAGAGTAATTTAATTGGAGTTGAAGTCAAACAGCATTGACGCTACCCTGTCACGGTAGAGATAAAGTCGGGGCGGCACCGATCAACTTCGCCATAACTTAAACAATGTTAAACTGGATGAATAATCCTTTCAAGGCTGGGCTTGCTATCCACAGAGGAGATAGTAATTTTTTAAGTTATAATAAGGGAAAATATCCGCACACTGGACTGTAAATCCGGGGCTACCTAGTGCGGTGGTCAAGCAACTAGTTCGATTCTAGATTTTCCCACAGTATATACAACAATAAGTTGACCTATGTGCCCTCTAATGGTATATTTCAATTTAAAACAATGAACAAATTTAAACATTTAGTATATGATGGGTATCTTGACGAATTAGATGTTCCGGTCAAGAATGACTTATCTTGGCCTTGGACTCCAATTCCTGAATGTCCTTCAACAATAGACCCTGATGTTACAGTAGAGGATATTGTTGAGGTTCTAGAGGAATATTTTAAGAAACAACGTATTCAATATGATTTATATAAGGATTCATTAATACAAAATATATGATAGATAATTCAGTTATAGGTTTTTCTAAATTCTTTAATAAAGAAGCAGGTCGAATTCATTATGGATGTAGAGGAATTGGATCGAAATACGATGAATTCTATGATTGGTTGAAAACCAAATCATATAAAACTACTTCCCGCGATTGGCCTTGGCATTATTTTAGATTTGAAAAAAGTGAAGATGCAGACGAGTTTGAGAAAAGATATTCACATGAATATTTTGACGACTCTACAAAAAAAGATTAATAAATTGGGGCGTTAGTATAGTTATAAAATATGGGTTAGTAGCTTAATTGATAAAGCATTCGCCTTGCACGCGAACGAGTGAGAGTTTGAGTCTCTTCTAATCCACCAGATAGGTGCATTGATATTTACTCCACCGAAGAGTAAATACTGTAATGGTGAAAATAGTAGAAATAATATGTCCGATATGTGACAAAATCGCTTCGAAGGAAAAGAAAGAAGTTACTAGGCAAACAAAAAAGGGTAATCCTATTTTCTGTTCTAAGGAATGCGCTCGGATAAACTGTTCTAGAAAAAAGACCATACATTCTGAAATAGTTAAAAACTGTCCAATATGTTCAAAGGCTTTTACTAGCACTACACATAAACGAGCGAGAATTTGTTGCTCAAATCAATGTGCTAATCAATATGGGCATACATCCTCTAGTAGAGAACAAGTATCTAAATCTTTAAGAGATTTTTATCAGAAAAATACCCATCCAATGCTAGGGAAGAAATATCCATTTAAACCTCGTCCATATCAACGTTCAGATGGGTTTAAAGTGATAAGAACGTGTACTTTCTGTGAAAAAGATTTCGAGCATCCGACAAGGACAACATGTTCAAAAGAATGTCATCATAACAGATTATCTGATAAGTGTGGTGGTGAAACCAATTATAAGAAGTTTCAATATAAAGAAATTTGGATGGATTCTTCTTGGGAAGTTGATCTAGCTAAATGGTTTGATGAAAATCAGATTGAATGGATTAGGGATAAGAAGATAAATTTTGTTTGGATTGATACTAATCAAGTTTCTCATAGATATTATCCTGATTTTTATCTTCCAAAATATAATGTTTATATAGACCCGAAGAATAAATTTTTACAAGAAAAGGATAAAGAAAAGCTTGATTATGTTAGAGAACATGATAAAGTAATGTTGTTAACGGGTTTTATAGAAGATATAAAACAAGAGTTAAAAAAATTTAGATAGTAAAAAATGCTCCTATAGCCCAACGGCAGCAGGCGAGGCACTTAAAATGCCTAAAGTGTCGGTTCGAATCCGACTAGGAGTACCAGTAATTTCTGCCCCTGAATAAGGCTAGGTATAGAGCGAAATTGGCTTTATTCCGAAAAGGAGAGAGACAAAAGTATCAATCGGTTCAATTCCTACTCTGGTGAGGATTGATGCTAATGGAACGTTCGTGAAATCCTCTGAATAAAATTTTAAATAAACAACAATGCGGATGCATTACAGATAATTTATAAATGCTAGTGTGGCGAAACTGGTTGAAACGCATGGGTCTTAGAAGCCCACACCCAAGAGGTTAAACATTGTGGGTTCGAATCCCACCACTAGCACCATTTTAAACGCTGCTTAACTGAGATGGATTAGTGTGCGCCTGAAAAGTGCAATAGGTCGGATCGTTACCGACAGCAGCGACCAAATTTAAAAAGTATGAAACCATTAAGAGCATTATAGCGTTGACTGCCAACTATTTCTATGGTATCATATGGGATGAAACAAGAAATTTTAAAGTTGAATGCAAATTTTTCGCCAATCGGAACAACGGATTGGAAAAAATCCATGATAGATATCGTATCTGGTGCAGCATATCCAGTTGACGTAACTTATTACCAGAATAAACAGGGTGAGGTTGATCTTGAAAAAGTTGAATCACTTAATGTGATTAAAGGTTTTGAAGAATGGTTTGAATTACCTGTTCGTCCCTATGACGATTTTGCTAATTCTCCTAATCGAAGAGTTCGTATTCCGCCAGTGGTGGTATGTGCTCGCTTTGATAAAATCTTCCATAAGAAAGTAATTTTCCCTACTAAGAATAACATCTGGAAAAGAGATAATTACACTTGTGCATACACGGGTAAGAAATTACATCGGGATGAATTATCAGTAGATCATATCATTCCTAAGAGCCGTGGGGGTGGTAACACTTGGACTAACTTGATTACTTGTGAAAAGGCTACTAATGTCTTAAAGGCAGATAGAACTCCAAGAGAAGCAGGTATGAGATTGTTATTCAAACCCGTACGTCCTGAAAATGGAATGATCTTTGATACTATTCGTGAAGAATGGAATATGTTCCTAGATGTAGAAAAATATAAATAAACCTTTTTAAATGAAGTCGTTTCAATGGAAGACCGTCTCAAGTGGACGATGCGAGTTTAGAATCTCGCCTTCAATTTAAAATTATGCGGAATTAGTTTAGTGGTAGAACACTACTTTGACATGGTAGATAGAACAGTTCGATTCTGTTATTCCGCACCATTTAATGGGTATGTATAGACTCTCCTTGCGAAGGAGTTGAAATCTTAATTGGATACATGCAGGTTCGAATCCTGTCTTGCCCACCATTTTAAATACCTTGGTAGCGGAACTGTCTTCGAAACAGTGCATAACCCGTAACGGACGCATGCAGGTTCAATTCCTGTTCAAGGTACCATTTTATATAATGAAAACTCCAACAAAAAAACAAAGATTAGATTATATCAAATTTTTGGAAAAGAGACTAGCAAGTAAAAATTTCAAATCGAATGTTTCAGAAGAAGAATATATGAAAACGAAACAAAAGCTTGACAATGAACGATTAAAGGTTAAACTGATGTAGTTGGATTATTTTTGATCCAAAAACCTTTAGGTTTTAAAGGAATATTATGTTTATTACAAAATTTTCTAATACCATTGTCTGATACATGTAATATTTTACTTAATTCTGTAAGTGGATGAGAATTAACCAAATTAGTTAATTCTTCAACAGAAGGCCAATCTATTTTAGATTTATAAATTCTTTGTTTTTTATTTTTAGATTTTTTAATATTTTTTGAACCATATGTCGGTGTTTGTGAATGACAATTAGGACATAAGAATCTTAAATTTTCTAAAAGATTATTGGAAGAATTTCCATCTATATGATCAAGTTGTAGCGTTAATGGCTTATCTAAATGTATACCTGTATTATTACAGATATAACAAACATAAGGAATAAGATTATACTTAAATATTTTTTCTCTTAACATAGTACCTGATGCAGGATGCCCATGTTTACAAAAAACTTGTTCGATAGGAATTTCTTGTAATTTATTTTTATTGATCCGTAAATTTTTTAATTTTTCATGTCTATTAAAATTAAGCTTTGATTGATCAATATTAAGTATCTTAGCTATATATGATAATTCTCTCAGTCTCCAAGAACATTTATGAATTTTTAATTTTTGAAGGATTTCATTCTTTGAAGAAGAAGTATCAAAAAGTTCTTGCAATTGTTGAGTAGATAATGTAAGTTCAAGTCGGTTAGTATCCATTACTACTATTTATAGTTCGATTTATGTCTGTGTGACCCGAAAGGTTAGGGTACGGTCTGCAAAACCGTTTTATGTTGGTTCGATTCCAATCACAGACTCCATTTAGTAGAGTTCGATTCTCTATGTGCGCTCCAAATAAGTGTTGACAAACACTTTCAATATGGTAGAGTATTTCATATGAAAAATAAAAAATTACCATCAACTTTCTCCCCTTACTGTCCTCCTCATTTTTATAGCAAAGAACCTGTCGAAAATAAAGAACAGTTAATTTTAGAAAGTGTTAAAAGATGGAGCGATGGCGAGATTGTGGAAGAAACTGCCACACATAAAACAATTGTTCACTTGGAAAGTAGTTACGAAGGTTGTTATTATGAATCGGATACTCCTAGTATAGAGTGTGAGTTTCGTACATATAAGAAAGAAATTACCCCAAATAAAATCTTCAATAAAGAATTGGCAGCATTTAAGCAGGCAAAAGCTTCGCATGTGAAACAGCTTGCAGAATGGAAAGCAAACAAAAAGATTTGGGATGCACAAGAAGCAGAGAAAACCTTGAAAAGGGAAAAAGCACTTTTCACTGCATTGAAAAAGAAATTTGGGTCAGAACAGAATTAATATTGTTGGAATGGCTGAGTGGTCTAAAGCACTAGTCTAAGTAATAAGCAGGTATGGCAGAGTTGGCTATATGCACCTTTCTTGTAAAGAGGACTACGTGGGTTCGAATCCCTCTACCTGCTCCATTTTATTTCTTATTCTTTTACTATTTTTGTTTAATGCTCTAAAATTAGGTGTAAGTGAATGACAATTTGGGCATATAACTTCTAAATTTGAAGGAAGATTATTAGTTACATTACCATCAATATGATTAATCTCTAGTGGGACTTGATGAGTGATTGGATTAATTTCATTCCATCCACATTTAGAACATTTACCATTGGCTTGTTTTATTAGAAATTTTCTAATACAAGGTTTCATTTTCATAGTTTTACCAGTTATAGCGATAAAATTCCCTTGTTGCCATGCGACTAAATTTTCATTAGTGCGATATTTATTTTGGCATAGATTATTACAAAATTTAGTTCCTTTTCCTAAAATTATATTATTACAATATATACAGTTCATAAAGATATTTAAAATTAAGTACAACATATAGCAAGAAATCACTTTACATCTTCAAGAAAGTGTGGTAAAGTATAAATAAGTTAATAAGGAAGATTGGCCGAGTGGTTTATGGCGCTAGTCTTGAAAACTAGAGAGTGCCGTCAAAAGCCTCCGTGAGTTCGAATCTCACATCTTCCTCCATTTAAATATGAAATATAGAGTAGGCGATACATACACAGGAACAATATATGGTAAAGAGAAGAGTACGTTGCAAATTTTATCATATAATAATCACAGCAAAAAATATTTTGTTACAATAGGATGTTGTCTTCGTGAATTTTTAAGCGAAGAGAATTTAGATAAAGTAGTTTCAAATGCCCAAGTAGCTCAGCGATAGAGCCGCGCACTTACACTGCGAAGGTCGTAGGTTTGATCCCTACCTTGGGTACCATATTATGTATGAAGAAATGATGTATGCAGATGTCGATAAACAATTTATCGAGAAAGTCGAAGCAACTATTGCTCATGATAAAAGAAAAGATGCTTCTTTTGACCGAATGGAAATGGAAGCAGAACTATTTCAACAATTTAAAATAATTAATAAAATTAACAAGGCCGAGAACGTGCCACTAATAATGGACTTGTGGCAAGATTTTAAAGTTCTTGAAAAGAGAACAAGACCGTGATAATATGGTAGGTGACTGGAAGCACGAAGAAAGCGTCTCGAAAACGCCTACGGCCTAAAAACCGTCCAGAGTTGGAATCTCTGACTTACCGCCAAATGAAAAAGAAAATAGATTTATCTACTGTATCTGAAGAAGACTTACGTGACGAATTAAATAAACGCCATGTAAAAGCAACCACATCAGCATTACGAGGATGTATTGCTAAATGTTGGCATTGTGAAAAAAGTTCGAATCTGAAAAAATGGTTTCATATTGAAAGTTACTCGTTTGAGGACAATGTTTATACTTCCAATTATAATTTAGAAGATGATGTAAAAGTAGTATGCCCTAATTGTAATACTGCTAATAAAACCTGTAAAAAATGGAGATATGAAATGTTGAAACCTAACGAGCGAGATTTACACCAATTAACACTTTATGAGTTAATACGTAAATTTGAAAGAAACGGGGGTATTTTTACCAAGTATTATAAATATTACGGTCCAAGTCATTATGGAGAAAAAGGACAATATTACGAAGTTCCTGATAGACACACATTTTCTTTTAGTATGGATTCGGAAAAGTATAAAAAAGTGGAGGTATCATTTCGATGATTAAGCCTTTCTGTGATATGTGTGGACTAGATTTAGATGATTTAGATGATTTCGGGGGATTAATATTTTCCCCTCCTATGGGTAATGACGTTGTAATCAAACAACATATCTGTAAGGACTGCTACACAAAAAACATTGTCCCCTTATTAAAAGCATCCAATGTATATTCTAAAGATATATGGGTTCGATTAGATAAAGCAACAGAATCTAATTTAAAGAAGTTGTTGACAGAATCTTGATGATATGTTACTATCAACCATGAAGACATGGTATGAAAAGCATAAAGCGAAAGAGAAAAAACGCTTTGATAAAATGGAAGCCAAGAGAGTAACTCTCAAAAATCCAGTTTATGTTATCACGCCATGGGAACACGGAAATGGTGGATGGTGTGGAGCAACTATCCACGGTGTATACGAACTTGAGTGGATTCTAAGAAGAAATCCTGTAAAAATGTTTCATAATAATCATTATGATCCTTCATGGGGAAGTCAAATTGTCTTGAACAATATTCAAGATGCCAATTATCCAATGTATAAGTTTGATCATGAGGATACTCATACATGGGTAAAACCGAAATAATTTTAATGGAGTTGACGCGAATGCTGGTTTTTCGCGCTCGTTTGCTAAACG